AAATACAAAGAAATCACAAAGCTGAAAAAAAGTTTGGTTTGTTCTTCCTCTGATATCTCGTGAATAGAATCAGTCCGGTTAAGAGAAATATTCCCAAATAGATCAAAGTGGCTGTATTGAATGGTATGGTTTCGTTAGGAACTTTTATTCTTTCGATTCTATCATAATCGACAACAGGAATCATAATAAATTGTATTATAATATAAATGATATATTTTCAGTTGACAGTATTCGCAATAGTTTTCATATATTTATACATTTCTGGATACCTTTTCGGAATACCCAAGGCTCTTAGAAAAACAATTTACAGTCTATCAGATTGTAGAACACTTAAATTGGCTGAGAAAAACCTTCCATCAATTTACAATATTAATGTCAGAGCGACTAAGAGTGACATCATTAAAGAGAAGATGCGATTAGATTGTGAAATATGAAGAGAACCCTTTATACAAAGGACAAATCCAATAGAATTAGGGTGTGGGAGATTCATGTTGATGAGTCTGGTTTGATAAAAAAGTCTCATGGTCTGGTTGATGGTAAACAAACTTTTACACAAAAACAAATAACTTCTGGGAAAAATATTGGAAAAAGTAATGAAACCACAATCTACGAACAGGCTCTTGTGGAGGCTAACTATCTTATAAAAAAACAAACTGAACAAGGATATGTTGATACATTTGAAGAACTTGATAGAAGAGTTATAATTCTTCCAATGTTGGCAAATAAATGGGGGACTATGAAACATTATATGAATGATACACCATATGTATACGCACAACCCAAATTAGATGGTGTAAGAATGTTAGTTGGTAAGATAAATGGTGAAGTGATCATGATGTCACGAACTGGTAAGAATGTTCTTCATATGGATCACATCAAGGATGAAATAGAACCATTATTGGGTGAAGGAGATTTTTTGGATGGTGAAAACTTTTCAAGTGAACTTCACTTCGAAGAAATCACAGGACTTTGTAGGACATCTCTTGATAAGTCTGCACAGTCTAAGGATATGAAGAAAATTCACTTTCATATTTTTGATTATTTCAATATTTCCAACAGTTCAAAAACTTTTGAACAAAGATTGAAAACATTACAATATATTTTTGAAAGATTTACATTCAAGTATTTGGTGATGGTTGAGACTGAAAAGATCACAAACATCGACCAGGTTCATGGAAAGTATATGTCTATGGGGTTTGAAGGGACTATGATTAGACACCCCAAAAGTAAATATTTAATTGGTGAAAGGAGTAATTATTTACTGAAAAACAAGGACTTCGAGACTGAAGAGTTTAGGATTGTTGATTCTACCGAGGCAACTGGTAGGGACAAGGGGACTGTTATATGGATCTGTGAGACACCAAGTGGTCAGATGTTTAACGTGAGACCTAAGGGGACATATGATACGAGAAGGTCATGGTTTTATAATAGAAAAAAGTTTATAGGAAAACTTTTAACAGTTCAATTTCAAAATCTTTCTCCAAATGGAATTCCAAGATTTCCTGTGGGAATTAGTATAAGAGATTACGAATAGTTTTATTTCTATAGATTTTTGTTTTATAGGGAGTTGTTTTACCAGTGACTTCAACACTTTCTCCACCATAGAGTTCTCTACACCCAATATCTTCTGTGCAATCCTGATTTTCATGGACTATGGGTAAAGAGTAAATTTGTTGTCCTGGAGTTGTTGTATAGTAGTTATAGCGATCTCTGTATCCATATGTTTGTTGTCCATAGAGTGGTAGGGTTGAACCATTATCACCCAATAATAGCCCCATTTGTTGAGAATGACCAGGTTTATAGTCTTTGACTGGTGGTCCTCTAAATTCTGGTGTTCTTTTCACAACTGGTTTTTCAATTATCACGGGAACTTCAACTACTTCAGTTTCCTTGATGATCTCTGGGGGTTTTATTCTGATCACCAAAATCATGAGAGAGAACAATAACATGAATATTATTATATTATGTTGTTTAGCCATCCTATAAAGAATAACAATATTATATATGTATCTAATGATTTGGTTGGGTATTGACATTGGTTACCACAACTTAGCACTTGTTCTATTTGATACTGAACACCGTGAGGTCTTAAACATAAAGAAAATAGACATCACAAGGTATACGCATAATAGGATTTGTGAATGTGACTGTAAATTAAATCACACAAATCATGTGAGTGATATGTTTATGCATATGCTACAAGAGTATTGGGATATTTTTGAAAGGGCCGAAAGGGTCTTTATAGAGAGGCAACCACCAACTGGTTTGACTTCAATTGAAAGTTTATTTTTCTACACATTCAGAGAGAAATGTGTGATTGTTTCTCCAAACTCTATGCATAAACATTTCAATATAGGTCACTTCGATTATGAAATGAGGAAGCAAAAGACTGAAGAGATTGCCTTCAAATATTTGAAGAATAATAATTATTATTTATCACTTACCAGAAAACATGATATTGCGGACGCAGTTTGTATTTTACTCTACGAAATGAGTAAGATAAAGAAAGTTCCTAATGAAAGAAAGTTTTTGCCATTTGAGACTTATAGATTTTGTCAGACATAAGTATTAAGATGATACACTCTCACCCAATTCAACACGAGGGTCATATGGGACTCCATATCATGTCAACAAACCGAGTCATGTTTTACAATTTGGAGTTCCGTGATATGATGGAAGCATCCAAATTTCTAAAAGATGTCAAACCATCTCCAAACTTCATGGGGTATCGAGTTGGAACATATAAATACCTATATGATGAATCAACTGGAGAATATTTTTGTGATGGACTTACCTTTGATTGTAAAAATGAAGTATATGAATATTGTAAAATAATGTCATTCACAGGTAAGAATGGTTTATTTGCCTAAAAAATATTTGAAAGGACTTTCCAAAAGGGAAAAGGAAATCAGGACGAAAAGGATCGTGTATGGGTCAAAGACCAGATCGGCTGATCCCAAGGCATATAGACCCTTCAAAACTGATAAGGGTAAAAAGGTAAAACCATCCAAATACACCTTAGCATTTGACAAAAAGTATCCCAACGCCAATAGTTTGAAAAATAAATCAATAGCCACGGGGGTTCCATATAGTATTATAAAGAAGGTCTACGATAAGGGATTGGCTGCTTGGAGAACCGGTCACCGTCCAGGAGCTAGTCAACAGGCATGGGGGTATGCCAGAGTTCATAGTTTTTTAATGAAAGGGTGTGCATTTTACACAGCGGATAAAAGTTTAGTAGAAGAAGCTAAAGGTAAGATGAAAACACTTGACTATAGAAGGTGGATGAACCTCCCAAAAATATGTAATAAAGAAAAGTGAACCTATATACCCATAATGAGCCTCAAAGTCCTCAAGCTCCATGAAAACGCACAACTTCCCACCCGTGGTAGTGAAAAGAGTGCTGGGTTGGATCTTTACAGCTCTGAAGGCCAAGTCATCCTTCCTGGTCGACGTGGTGTTATTGCTACAGGCATTAGCATTGGTCTCCCTCAGGGTGTTTATGGTCGAGTTGCGCCGAGGAGTGGTCTGGCTGTTAAAAATGGGATCCATACCGGCGCGGGAGTTATTGACCCTGATTATAACGGTGAGGTGAAGGTTGTTCTTTATAACTTCGATGATAAACCCTTTGTAGTGAAGCCGGGGTATCGTATTGCCCAACTTATCCTTGAAAAGTATCTAATTTGTGATGTTGAAGAGGTTGAGTCACTATGTGAAACCGAACGTGGTAATAATGGTTTTGGTTCAACTGGAGCTTAAAAAAATTAATCAAATATCTTAAAAAGTAGAATGTTTACATTAGTCAAGCTCAAAGGTAAAATGGATACCTATCATTTTATCAATACACCTAATTCTAAATCACATCTTTTGGCTTTTAAAAATATGGATACTGCGATGAAATACAGAAGTCATGTCATTGAATTTCATCGTAAACATGGGATGTGGCCATGTTTGAACATGGATGAAAATGGTAAAGTCGTGAGTCAAAAGTTGATTGATTATATATATGACTACGATGAGAGTTTGAAGTTGGTTAAATATAGTGAATTGGATATGCAGAAAATGATGTGTGAAAATAACATGAGTGTGTTGTCTTGTATTGATTTTGATATTATTCCCAGTCAAACTAAGAAAAATAAATATGATGTTCACCTCAGAGCCGAAGAATTATATCCACGGGTTGATTTGGGGAGCTACATAGAGATACTTGACTATATATATGAAACATATGACGATTAGTCATTTGATTGTTCCTAATAACACATACACACCCGAGGACTTTGATAGACACTTTAGGAAACTTTACGAAACTGGTGAGAGTGTTAATTTGATAATTTATCTTGAAAAGGATTTTAACCCACTAAAGATAAATTTACTTTTATTGATTTTTGTTTTGGAAAAACATAGAAAAAGTATGTTACAGTGTTTGAATAGGACTTATATTTATTTTGAAAGGAGGGAAATTTTTGATTATATGGAAAGTTTTTTCAGACTGATAAAACCACAACAACCCATAGAAGTTTTTAGTTGCTGAATGCTATTCCACCGAGACCATTCTTGATCCTGAGGATGTTATAGTTTACTGCGTAGACTCTTATGATATTACCAGAACCTAGTGTTGGGTTCTTAAGTTTAAGGGTCGTATTATCCAAGCGACTAAAGTTCACTGTTCCCGTTGGTTGATACTTATTAAGGGTTAGACAGAATGGAAAAGTGAAAACAGGTGAGTTTAAGAGTGCATCACTGGCTGGTAGGACAGATGAGTGCATCATAGGGACTACTGTATGAGTATAGGTATTTGAAACACTTTCAAAAATAGGTGAACCATTAAGATAAAGAGTAGCCTCTTCAAAGTCGAGTTCTGCGTTCCAGTCTAAGCTATTTGCACTTGATGATACCAAATGAACAGCCTTCACTGGATGATTGAAGTAGGATAGATCGAATTCACTATCGGTCGTCTTCGCTAAAAGTCGTTGGGTCTGTTGAATGAGGATTTCATGACTACTGGAAGAAAAGTAGTCTCTTTCATGTGTGTCTAAGTAAACATATTGAGCATATATCTTTGGGGTGTCGGTTCTTACCATTCCATTCCTTACGTTTATTCTTAATTCAACTTGGTGATATTGTAATCCAATTAGGGGGAGAACCTTGGTATAGTCATCTGAAAAGAAAAAGGGGATAAGGTAGTGGTCCGTGCTCGTTGCCGTTCCGGGTGTTTGGGCGTTGTTGGGAATATTCTGACTGGTGACAGCCATGTTAGCACGAGCTGAGGTGGGGTTATAGAGTAGGTTGTGGACTGCCTGAATATAAAGACTATCCATCCTTACAACTTCCTGACCACCAATAAGTAAGGTGAATTCTGTCGCATCAGTTGCATTACCGGAGTGGATAAAGCCGTCGTCACTGCCATTGTTGAAACCAGCAATTCCAGGAGCTTCAATCCATATATAAGAAAGTAAGTCACCCTTGTTAATAATAGGAACTGAAATCTGTTGACCACCGTTGAAGGTTCCAGTATAGTCTAACTTCTCAATTCTTGTTGAAAAGTTCGTGTGAGCCTTGTAGTTTTGTCTGAAAAAAGATACTTGGGGTGAACCAGTAAGATAAACATCTTGAGGACCTTTGGCAACCAATTCAATAAGAGCACCGGACATCTTTTATTATAATACTCCACATTAAAAAAATAACACATATTTACATCAATGGTGGTCTATCAAGCTTTGACGTGGGAGTCTAGGGATGTTGAGGAAGATCACATGGTTAGCATATTTGGCAAGTCTGAAGATGGTGACTCGGTTTGTGTAACCACCATATTCAGACCATATTTCTTCATCAAGTTGGGAAAGAATGACTCGGAGTCTGTGATTTTCCAGAATATCAGAGAACTTGTCAATGGGAACATCATGTCCTATGAAGTTGTGAGGTTCAAAGATCTTTGGGGGTTTCAAAATAACGAAAAATACTTATACTTGAAGTTGAATTTCAAAAGTTTGGTTCATATGAAAAAATGTGACAGTAAATTGAGGTATAGCAAGAATGCTATGGGATTGCCCTACAAGGTCTATGAGTCCAACATTGAACCAGTTCTGAGGTTCATGCACCGGACCGGAATCCAATCAACTGGATGGTTAGACACAGGACTATCATGTAGTAGGAGTAATATTAGCCGAGCTGATATTGATCTCTATTGTAGTGATTGGAAAACACTTACACCAGTCAGCCGAGATGATAATGCACCATTTATAGTCTGCTCATTTGATATTGAGTGTAATAGTTCCACTGGAAAGTTTCCAGATCCCAAGATTCAAGATGATTGTTGTTTTCAGATTGCTTTGACCCTTAGGTTCTTGGGTAGTGAAGAGATCTATGATAAGACATGTCTGTGTTACAAACAAACCGACGATAAACTCGAAGGATGTAACATCATAAGTTTTGATACAGAACGTGAAATGCTTATGGCCTTCAACGAGTATGTGAATGGTCACGACATTGATATCATGACTGGTTGGAATATCTTTGGATTTGATTTGGAATACATCTACACCAGAGCAGTGAAGTGTAAATGTCCCTTCGAATTCTTCCAGTTGGGAAAGTTGAAGGATCAAGAATGTGAAATTGTAAAAAAGAAGTTGAGTAGTAGTGCTTTGGGTGACAATCTTTTGAAGATCTTACCCATGAGTGGAAGGTTTATTTTTGATTTTTTCCATGAAGTCAAGAGGGAAAAGAAATTGGATTCATACAGTCTGAACTTTGTTTCTGAAAAGTTTTTGGGTGATAAAAAGATTGACATGCCTCCTAAGGAAATGTTTAAAAGATTTGTTGAAGGAGATCCAAAAAAATTGATGGAGGTTGCCGAGTATTGTATCAAGGATACAATTCTACCTCATAGACTTTTGGATAAGTTGTGCACTCTCCTGAACCTCATAGAGATGGCTAAGGCAACTTGGGTTCCAATTTCCTACCTATCAGAAAGGGGTCAGCAGATTAAGGTGTTTAGTCAGATGACCAGGAAGGCACGGGAGTTGAAGTTCATGGTTCCGACTATCAGGTATGGTGCTATTGAGTTTGATGGTTATGAGGGTGCAACTGTATTGGAGGCTCATAAGGGTGCCTATTACACACCCATTACAGCCTTAGATTTCGAGGGGTTATATCCTTCTATCATGATGGCTCATAACCTGTGCTATTCATCCTTAGTGATGGATCCTAAGTATGACAACCTACCCGGGGTAACATATGAGAGTTTTGAAATTGGAAATAATACCTATAGATTTGCTCAAGATGTTCCAAGTCTTCTCCCAGAAATTCTAGCAGAACTGAAAAAGTTTAGGAAACTTGCCAAAAAGGATATGGCCAACTCATCGGGTGACATGCAGAAGGTCTACAATGGTAAACAGTTGGCCTATAAAATTTCTATGAACTCAGTCTATGGATTTACAGGTGCAGGCAAGGGTATGTTACCATGTGTTCCTATCGCAGCAACTGTAACCGCCGAAGGTCGACACATGATTGAACAGACCAAAGAACATGTTGAAAATAATTTTCCGGGTTCAATTGTGAGATATGGCGACAGTGTGACACCAGATACTCCACTTGTTATCAGGTCTAATGGAGTTGTCAAAACATGTCGCATTGATAGTCTTGTAAATGAATATCAAGATCGAAGTGATGGAAAAGAGATTGCCATCCTTGAGGGTGTAGAAGTGTGGACTGACCAGGGATTTACTCCTATCAAACAAGTTGTTAGGCATCTAACATCAAAGAAGATGTATCGTGTTCTTACCCACACTGGTGTTGTTGATTGCACCGAAGATCATAGTTTGCTTCTACCCGATGCATCAAAGATATCTCCAGAGAATGTGAACATCCATACAGAACTTCTTCATGGTGATAGCGTCAAAGCATTTACATCTGAAGATCTTAGTGTGTCACTAGAGGAGGCTAAAGTCATGGGGTTCTTCTATGGTGATGGTTCGTGTGGTTCATATAATTGTCGATCTGGGTTAAAACACACTTGGGCTCTGAACAACTCAAATCTCGATTATCTCATAGAGATGCAAAACTTGTGTCCATTCGAAACCACACTATATGATACAATTGATAGTTCTGGAGTTTACAAACTCAATGCTAAAGGTGATGTGAAGAATGTTGTGCATAAGTATCGAAGTCTATTCTACAACAAACATAATGAAAAAGTTGTTCCTTCATGTATATTGAATGCACCCTTGGACATTGTCAATGCATTTGTTGATGGATATTACATGGCTGATGGTGACAAGGATGTCAATCGCTACATCCGTATGGATAACAAAGGTAAGGAGGGAACCACCGGGTTGTTCCTACTTGGGAGGCGTATGGGATATAATGTATCTCTTAACAGTCGAGAGGATAAATCCAACATATTCCGACAGACTTGGACTTTTGAAAAACAAAGGCGTAACCCCGTAGCGATCAAGAAAATTGTATATATGGGAAAAACTGATGAATATGTTTATGATTTGACCACTGAATCTCATCATTTTGCTGTAGGACCTGGCGATATGGTAGTCCACAACACTGATTCAGTCATGGTTGAGTTTGATGTTGAAGGAAGAACTGGTGAGGATGCTATCAAGTATTCTTGGGAGCTTGGAGAAAAGGCTGCGGAAATGTGTAATGGTCTTTTCAAAAAGCCTAAGAATTTGGAGTTAGAAAAGGTCTATTGTCCCTATTACCTCTATTCGAAAAAGAGGTATGCAGCCAAGTTGTGGACTATGAGGAAGGATGGAAATATGCAAATGGAGTATACTGATGTCAAGGGTCTACAAGTTGTAAGGAGGGACAACACCCTCCATGCCCGAGAAGTTTGTAAGGAACTCATAGATGTTCTTATGAATAGTAATGATCCAGAAACTGCCAAGGAAGTTGCTCGATCCAGGGCTCAAGAGCTATTGGAGGGTAAAGTTCCTATGGAGAAGTTGGTCCTATCACAAACTCTAGCCGATAGTTACAAGTCTGATAATCTATCACATGTCATGGTCAGAAACAAGATGAGGGAGAGAGAACCCGGTTCAGAACCCCAATCAGGTGATAGGGTTCCCTACATCCTTGTGAAGACTGAAGACCCTAAGGCCAAAGCCTATGAAAAGGCTGAAGACCCTAAGTGGGCCTTAGCTAACAACATTAAACCAGACTATGAATACTATTTGACAAATAAATTCATGAATCCCATTTGTGATCTTTTGGAACCAATAGTTGAGAACCCCAAAGCTGAAATCTTTGAAAATATCTTACCCAAAAAACCTTCAAAAAGAAAAACAGTTCAAAAGACAAAGATTGACAGTTTTTTCAAACCAATTTAAAGATTTAGTCAGACTAATATTTTAAATGTGTGGAATTATTTGTGTTTTAGGGGATCTGCGACCACAGGTTTCTCTTTCACACAGAGGTCCCGACAAGAAGTGTATCAAGACTCTTGGTAAATGTTATATGGAGTTTACCAGACTTGCGATTAATGATTTAAGTGATGAGGGTGATCAACCATTCTCAACACCCTCCTCACTCTTTATGTGTAATGGTGAAATTTATAATCATAAGGAGTTTGATAATAGGGTCAATGATTGTGCCTTTTTGCCCAATATGATTAGTAAAGAGGGTATTCAACAGACTTGTTATCTTATCAGGGGTGAATTTGCAATGGTTTGGAGTGATGGCCAGAGAGTTATTGCTGCTCGTGATCCATTTGGAGTTCGACCACTTTTCTACAGTAAGGTTGGTGATACCATATGTTTTGCGAGTGAGATAAAGGCCCTTAAGGGTATGGGGACGCCCCAGATTTTTCCACCGGGATCGTTTTATGATTCTCTAATGGATCAGTTTATAACATACTATACACCATATGTTGAGTATACAAAACTTGATGGTCAGGAATCTATACCCTTTTATTTTGAACAGGCGGTTAGGAGGAGGATTGAAAACACTGACCGAGAAGTTGGTTTTCTATTGAGTGGTGGGTTGGATAGTAGTTTGGTATTGGCCGTAACCAAAAAACTTTTTCCAGAAATGAAACTTAGAACCTTTTCAATTGGACAAATAGGAAGTCCAGATGTTGTGAATGCCCGACAGGTTGCTAAATATTTCGGGACTAAACATACAGAGGTTAACTTTGACTTTGAAGTTGGATTGGATGTGATACCCGATGTCATCAAGTCCATTGAATCATATGATACCACAACTGTGAGGGCCAGTGTTCCAATGTGGCTACTTTGCAAATGGATCAGTGAGAATACCGATATCAAAGTTGTGCTTTCTGGTGAGGGTAGTGATGAGATATTTGGGGGTTACAAATATTTCAAACTGGCACCTAATAATGAAGAATTCCACTTGGAGACGATTAGAAGGTTGATGCTTCTTCATCAGTTTGATCTTCTAAGGAGTGACCGTTGTATGGCAGCACATGGTTTGGAGGTCAGAGTTCCCTTTTTGGATTTTGACTTTGTCTATCTATGTTCTCATTTACTCCCAGATTTGAAAAACACGAAGGAACAAGAGAAGAAAGTCCTAAGGGATGCCTTTGAAGGTATTTTACCCGAAAATATTCTAAGAAGGCCCAAGGATGCGTTTAGTGATGCCGTTGGATATACATGGGTTACTAAGACAAAGATTATTTGTGAGAGTATGATGTCAGATGAAGAATTTGAGAGTGTCAAAAAATCTTCTGATAATCATAATGTTCCAACAACAAAGGAAGAAGCAGTTTATAGAAAAATTTTCAAAGATTATTATCCCAATTGTGATCATATCATCAAGGAAATTTGGAGACCAAAATGGACATCTGTTACCGATCCTAGTGCTCAACAGTTGGGTGTATGATTCCCAATATACTGAATAGAATTAACATGTCCAACATGTGTTCATTAGTGACTTTGATTTCTTGTTCTTCCTTATATACTGCTCTACATAGAGGACATGTATTATTGTTCCATTTATAAATACACATTTTGTGAAAGAGATGACCACACCCCAATCTTTTACATTGTGACCGAGCTATATTTTCATAACATATAGAACATTCTGGATCATCATTAAACGGTCTGTGATACCCACAAAAGGGATCTTGACCTTTCACCCTAAACCTGCATGGTGAATTTGTAGAATTGTTGAAACCTTGACAAAACATTATTAATTCTTTGGTTTATTATTTATAATTATATCATCAAGTCTAGTTTCAATTTTACAAACTTTTCCATGAATGTCGTAAAGTATTTCTCCATGTTTATCTTCAGTTTCCTTTGAAGCATGGGCCTTTGAAAAAAGGTCATCTATCCGTTGAGTTTGTATTCCAGCCCACATTACCGATCCCATTATGACTGAATAACTTACTGACTTTTCAACTAGACTATTCCAGTTCATTAATTTTTGTAAACATTTTTATATGGATGAAGAACTTACTGTAGAACATTATATTATCATCACAACCACTTTAATTTCTTTAACTACTGGCCTGATAGGTTGGACATTTACAACAATTTTGAATTCTTTCAATTCATATCAGAAGGAAAAGGTTGACAAATATCTTTATTCTTTAGAAAACTTTTATTGGCCACTTTATCTAAATCTATTGGATTATTATTTTGATAAAAACCAAGAAACATATGATAAAATAAAAGAACAAGTTCGATCTTTCATAGGAAATAGTTTACCTTCTAAAAAAGTTTCTACCAAACTGACAAAAATATTTTTCGGAAAGAATGATTTTATTGATGATGAATTAGTTCAACTTATTCATGAGATTGGTATAAATTGTTTTTCATTAACCAGAGAAACTCAACTCATGTTAGGATTGAAAAGAACACAAGGATTTAAAAAAATTTGTAAATATGTTTTTGATTCATTATCATTCTTTGATAAAGAGAAAACCGTTGATCCATGTGTCATAAAGACCCATATAGCCTACCTGAGAGACATGGGTGTTGATGTGAAATGTTTATAAACATAATATGTTTGTTTATTAATAATGCTTTACACTTTGGAAGAAGCTCCAAAGAAAGTTCAATATGTTGTCATAGATTCTAATTTTATTTCAAGAGGAAGTTCAAATAATTTTGTAATTGATTTCAATAACACTTCAAATGTTTTCATTCAAGAAATGAGGGATGTTATTGGTATCAATATAGTTGACTTTTATATCACACAGGTTGGAACTAATGATGGTGGAACATTTGATAGTATCAAGTATATTGATGTGAAATGTAAAGAAGTCCCCACTGCAGCTCAAATGCTTACCGAGAGGAATGGAACAATTTTGGGAAGAATTCCGATTGAAAGAAATTTTTCTGGAAGTAATTCGGTTGTTGTTCACGATAAACAATGGAAAGGTCCATATACTATAAAAAACTTTTTCAATCCCATTTCAATAAAACAATTATCATTTGAAGTCTATGAACAACAGGGTGATGGTGACTATTTACCTCTTAGACCATCTTGTTACTTTTTCATGGTTCTCGAGGTATACACTTTGGATCATAAAGCCCCTCCACCGGCTCCAGATAGACGTCTTGAAAAGATAATTAGTAAATTGTCTGATAAAATTGACAAATTATCTTTTGATAAATTTGAAAAGTTTTTGGAAACTCAAAAACCTTCTAAGATTCCATTCAAATATTTAGTCCTGGTTTTAATTATTTCTATAGTAGGATTCTTTTACTTTAGGAAAAGGTCTCCTCATTCAGTAGCAATCAACCCTGTTGGACCCTGAGGTCCTTTAGCCCCCTTGGGTCCTTGAGGCCCCTTAGGTCCTGGAGGTCCCTCTGGCCCTGGAGGTCCCTCTGGCCCTGGAGGTCCTGGAGGTCCTGGAGGTCCTTGAGAAACTGGAGCGTTTTCTATACAATCAATGATCTTCAATAGGTAACCTGGAAGTTCACGCTCTGAAATCTTTTTAAGTCCTTTAAGTTCGTTGACAATATTCTCCATTATAATTAAAGGACTTATTTTTTATTTACTTATAATAATGTATTTCATTTCAAGAACAAAATTAAGTGGAATAGGACAAGTTGTTCAAAAATATTCACGATTGATTAAAGATTCCAAGGTTGTTGAACCCGGATATTCATTTCCTCTTAAAAGTGACATATTCTTTTTTGTGTTACCATTAGACCATGATATACAATTATTGGAAAAGTTGTTGGAAGATGGACATAATGTTAATTGTATGACAGTCTGTGAAACTGAAACAGTCCATGATAATTATGGAGTTCTTTTTGAACTTATTAAAAAGTATGATAAAAAAATTTTAGTTCCAAGTGAATTTTGTAAAAGAGTTTTTGAAAATCAATTTCCTATAGTATCTGCAGTTGTTGTTAGACACTATGTCCCTCATGTTTGGCCTCCTGAACCAATAAATTATCTCGGTAGTAGACCATACATCTTCTATCATATTGGAAATGTCATTGATCCTAGGAAGAATATTCAAATGATTATCAATGCATTCACAGAACTAAAGCTTGAAAATTGTAAACTTTTTATCAAGGCCACTTGTGTCAATGATGTTAAAATAGAAAACCCGGATATTTGTGTGGTGAATGGACTTATGGCGGATAATGTGATTGAAAAGATCCATATGGGGTGTCACTGTTATGTATCTTGTTCTCATAGTGAGGGTGTTGGTATGGGAGCTGTTGAGGCTGCGTTATATAACAAACCTGTAATTATAAGTGACTATGGGGGTGCCTTAGAGTATATAAAGACACCTTTTTTGGTAAAGTGTGATAAAGGTAAGATTGGTTATGATGATTTTTTGTTTCAAAGGGATATGGAATGGGGTCATCCGAGATATGAAGATCTTGTAAAATATATGAAGATTTGTTACGAAAGTAAGTTGACTTTCATGAATCATTCATATACTCATGATATAGTCAATGTTAAATCACACGATCTTTTTCAGGGATAAAATGTTTTTTACACAGAGTTCCATAACAGGCTAAATTCTGACAAGGTTTGTTGTTCAGATTGATTGCCTGACAAAAAACCTTGGTTCTACTCTTTATCACCTTGGGTGTCTCATTGACAGTTGGCGTCTTGATACATTTCAAAGAACGTTCTTTGCGCTCCTTGTAATATTTTTCATAACTCATGCGGACACGGAGCCTCGCCTTCTCGAAATCCATTGTTCTTAAAAGTTCTACAGTGTTGTCTTAGTTATTTTTTAGACACATTTTTGTGATTGGGTGTTCATATATTACATATACTTGACAAATAAAGATCAACTTCTCCTTCAAATTCTGGAACCTTTTTAATAAGTTTTTTTGTAACCATGTCTTGAACATTATGAATATGTTGTTGAAATTTTGATACATCCACACCGGTAGTTCTATGAACTTCCTTAGGACTGGCTATATCATTCATGGCTGCTAAATACCCGGCTGCATAGTTGGCGTGTAGAACAGATAGATAGGGTGACTCGTCCTGTTGAGCAGTTGTTGCCCACTTGGCACAATTTTTCATAAGTGTCTTAATCTGTTTTGAATTGTCTTTTCTATATAAGAGAAAAAACACAATAATAGCTAAGATCACCCATACGTATATCATGTTTATAATAGAGACTAAAATATTTTCGGAATTTTGTCAAGTTGATGACATACTTCAATTTGAAAATGATTCATGTGTTATACAAAGACAGTTGAGTGATCCAGTGTTAGAAGAAAGGATTATACCTATATGGAAAAGTCATAATAAAAAATCAGAAATTACTATAAAGATTGATGAAAATATTTTAAAACTTTTCAAAAACTTTTTTTGGATCAAAATAAATTCTTCAACTCTTGAATGTGATGGATTAACTTATAAGTTTCCAGAGGGAGACTTTTTAACATGGGGATCATATAGTCCATCACTCACATGTATCACGACTGTTCCCAATATTTCACATATATATTCTGATGTTGTCAAGGTTGGTGTGAATGAAAAAACTTTTTTTGTCAAGGATAAACTTTTTTGTGAAAACTTTTTTGTCATCTCAAAATATTTTGATGTTGAAGTTGAAGTTGGATTAGAATATCTTTTACAGGTTTTTGGGAAACACCCCAATAGACTCTGTAAGATTTACATAAAAGAATCCAACCCACTATGTATCGAGATACATGGATATGGAAGGTATTATATTGCCCCAATCATGGACGAAGAATAAATGCGTCGTGAACTATAGACAGCCGTGTTACTACTGTAAAAGTCCAACTCGTGTAGATATTTGGATCAACTGTGAACACTATGAAGAGTTTGAAAAACATTTTCTATCATTTTTAAATTTTAAACCCATAGATGGGAAGTTTAATTTATGGAGGTTCAAGAGAGGTAAGAGAATGTGTTATGGTTGTTTGTGTAGTATGGGTAGTCACAAAGATATTATGAACAGGGAGTGGTCTACAAAAAGAGATCCTAAAAAATATTTTTCACTTTCTGAAAAAGATTTTAGAGAATGGTTCCAAAGTTTTTTTGATTTTTGGACTCGCGAAGATTCAGAGGATTATTTGACCTCAAGTGACAAGGCTTACATACCATCTTTTTTTAATCTTGGTATCTATTAGGTATCTTATAAAGTGAACCAGTGAAAATCATATATACCAAACTTAATAGATATGTTAATCTAGAAATATTATCAAGACTGAAATTCTTACTATAAACAAAAAGTGGAATCATCCCAATAATATGCATTATTATTCCACTAAAATCTCTATAGAAAACCATGTATCCCAATAACCCCAAAAAGTTAATAAATAATGCTTCTGAGTATGTTTTATCATTGGGTTTATTGAAATACAACGCGTTATAGAGAAATCCTAAATATGTTATATATAACATTCTATTAGGTTTAAAATCAACTATAGGAAGTTTACCATTCAAGAAAAAATCTCTGATGAAACTTGTCCCGAAAGTCACATAGGAAATATACAACACTATATAAATAACAACGAGCATATTAATATAATGTCTACAAATTCTGTGTTAGTCCAAAACCCTAACCCATTAGATCATATTCTATTGGGTGTTGAGGAAAGAGAAGAGTCACCAGAAATTGATGAAGAACTTGATAAAGTAAAGACAACTACACTTTATCTATTGGGTGTAGACATAATAGTAGACATTGTAGAATTCATATTTATGAAAAACCCATTCTATTTGGTGATGATACTGTTCACAATATGGGGAATAACTGGAATTCGTAATGAAAGAAAATATATTATAAAACTTTATCTAACATATATAACAATTTTAATATGTGTTAAAATAATATTATTATATACCACAATAGGAATAATTGTGGACATCTCATGTCTAATCATGACCCTAAAAACATACAACAAACTTGTCTAAAAACGACTTAAAACCAAAGGCCCCTACCTTTGTAACTAATGTCGGAAGAGGAAGTTGAGAAGCTTTCACATGTTGAACATATCCTCAAGCGTCCCGACTCCTATGTTGACTCTGTGATTAAGACCAAAGGTTACCACTGGATTTTGGATGAGGAAGATAATCTTTTCAAGAAAGTTGAGGTCGAAAGTTCTCCAGCGTTGTTGAAAATATTCGATGAGATTTTAGTGAACGCAATTGATAGGAACTCACTCTACCCAGAACAAGTTACTCATATAAATGTTTCGGTTGATAAGGAGTCTGGTTCTATCACACTTGAGAACAATGGACCTTTGGGAGCAATTTGTGTGAAGCCTCATTCAAAGGAAAACATTTACAACCCCGAACTAACTTTCGGTCATCTTTTGACAAGCACTAACTATAATGATAAGGCCGAACGGGTTGTTGGTGGAAGGAATGGATATGGATCCAAACTGACAAACATTTATTCATCCATCTTCAATGTTTTCATCAAGGATTCCGAGAATCAGAAAAAGTATTCTCAGACCTGGAAGAATAACATGGGAGAATGTGAAAAACCCAAGATTCTTAAATATTCTGGTAAGGATTCAAGTGTCACCATAACATTCGTTCCCGATTGGAAAAGGTTTGAGATGGGTGGAATGTCCCAAGACTTTTTCAAATTGATCGAACGTAGGGTGTATGATGCGGCAGCTTGCACTTCAAGCAACTGTAAGGTGACCTTCCAGAATAAAACAATCAAAATACAATCCCTTGAAAAGTATGCAAAGATGTTTCTACCCGAGTCAACCTTTGCAACTTTCCAATCTGATAGGTGGACAGTTTGTGTGACACTTTCTGATACAGGATTTCAACAAGTATCATATGTCAATGGGATTTGCACAACCAAAGGTGGAACTCATGTGGAACATGTTGCCAACACACTTTCACATATGATCACCGAAGAGTTGGCGAAAAAGATTAAACTTCCTACCCACCAAATCAAAAGTTCTATGTTCATCTTTGTCAAATCAACTCTGGTAAATCCCAGCTTCAGTTCACAAGCCAAAACAGAATGCACCCTCAAGGCTTCAAACTTCGGAAGTCAGTTCAAACCACCTCAAGAATTTATTAAAAAGGTTCTCAAAACTGGGATCCAGGAAGAACTTCTTTCTCTTTCCAAGTTCAAGGAACAAAAAGAACTCAAAAAGACTGATGGATCAAGGAAGTCTCGGATCACTGGAATTCCTAAGTTGGATGATGCCAATATGGCTGGAACATCCAAGTCCCATTCATGCACTCTGATAGTCACAGAGGGTGACTCAGCTAAGGCTCTGGCTATCGCCGGCCTGTCTATAGTTGGTAGGGATACCTATGGTGTCTTTCCACTTCGGGGTAAATGCAAAAATGTCCGAGAAGCGTCTGTCAATCAACTTTTGGCCAATCAAGAGTTCAATGATCTCAAAAAGATTTTGGGACTTCAACAAGATAAGAAGTATACAAGTCTCTCCGAACTCAGGTATGGAAGGTTGATGATCATGACTGACGCGGATCATGATGGTAGTCACATCAAAGGGCTTATTATTAACATGATTGAATATTTCTGGCCCAGTCTGATTGAGTTGGGATTTGTTGTCAGTATGATTACCCCGATCATCAAAGCGTCTAAAGGATCCAAGTCCGAATCATTTTATACAGAAAGTTCTTTCAGGAGGTGGTGCCAAACTAATAATACCAACAATTGGAAAATTAAATACTACAAAGGTTTGGGAACCTCAACATCTGTAGAAGCCCGAGAATATTTCAAGGTTCTAAAGAATCTAACAGTTGCCTTTGAACTCGATCAAGAATCAAATAAATCCATAGTCTTAGCATTTGATAAGACCAAGGCCGATAAGCGAAAAGAATGGCTCCTAATTAACGCCGAAAAGGCTCCCGAAGAGAGGGAAATCGACTATGGAAATATCAATAGTCTCAAAGTTCAAGAGTTTATTCATAGGGACTTGGTAAACTTCAGCCTGGCTGATTTGAGGAGGTCTATTGCCCATGTATGTGACGGTCTCAAACCATCCCAGAGGAAGGTTATGTATGCCTGCTTCCAAAAATCATGGAAAGATGAGATGAAGGTGGCCCAACTGGCAGCCTATGTCTCCGAAAAAACCAGCTACCACCATGGTGAAGTATCTCTAGCCGACACCATAGTTAAACTGGCTCATGATTATGTCGGATCCAATAATATTAACTTTCTAGAACCATGTGGTCAGTTTGGGACTCGGTTGATGGGTGGTAAGGATGCAAGTCAGACAAGGTATATCTTCACTAAACCATGTAGCGTAACTCGAACAATCTTTGATCCACTGGATGAACCAATTCTTAATTATTTAGATGATGATGGCAAATCCATAGAACCAGAATTCTTTGTTCCGATTATACCAACTGTTCTGGTGAATGGAACGGAAGGTATTGGAACTGGCTTCAGTAGTTATGTGCCACCCTACAACCCGAGTGACATTGTTGAAAATATTAAAAACATCCTCAAGGGAAATCCAATCAAAAAGATGAAACCTTGGTTCAAGGGTTTTAAGGGTCAGATTACTGACGAGTTGGTTGCAAAAGGGGTCTATACTCAAAATGGTCCCGGAAACTACCACATCACAGAACTACCCCCAGGTAAGTGGACACAAGATTTCAAAGAACTTTTGGATGACCTGACAGAAAAGAAAATAATCTCTTCATACAAAAACAATAGCACAACCGATAATGTTGATTTCACCATAACTGGTTACTGTGGTAAGAACATTGTCAAAGATCTCAAGTTGGAGAAGCAGATCCACACTGGCAATATGCACCTTTTCCATCCAAACAAAGGTATTATGAAGTATGAAACACCAGAAGATATCTTGGTGGACTTTTTGGAAGTCCGGATGGAATACTACCACAAAAGGAAAGAGAACATCATCAGTCAAATGGAGAAGCAAAAAGTTCTATTGAATAGTAAAGCCCTCTTTGTCCAAATGGTGATAGATGAAGATATCATCATCTTCAAGGTCAAGAAGGCAGAACTCGAAAGCCAATTGGACCACCTCAAGTTCCCTAAGATAGATGGTAACTTTGAATATCTGATGAATATTAAAACCTACCAGTATACCGAAGAAGCCTATAAGAAGTTGATGGATGAAGCTAAGAATGTTTCAGAAAGACTCACCATAATTAAGAACACAACTGTAAATCAGATGTTTCTTGATGACATTTTGAAACTTTAGATTGATCTATGATATCATTAGTAATACACCATTTAATAAAATTTAATTGTGCAACTGTAGTTGTAATTTCTTTATCTGTGTTGGGAACTGTGAATTGTATTTTATTTTTCCTACAGAAAGGGTCAAAGAGTTTTTTACTATAACCATCCAATGTAGACTTATAGGAACAATGAACCGAAAAGATCCTCCCATCCTTTGTCCTATAGTTTATATCTTCCTTTTTGGCATAGTTGGTAATGAACCATTCGAGGTGCCTTAAAGAGACACCCTTACGCTTCTCCAATATGTCAATAAGAATTGTAGAGTTTTTTTGATCTTCGAAAAACTTTTTTACTGAATCGAGTAAGATGTCTGACTTACTCATTATTTCAACTATTGTCACATATCTATAAGTAGGTCTGGAGCAGTAGTTTTAAAACTTTTACATGCGGGACAATCTTCCTTATACATAGGTGGTATAGAATGATTGTGTGTTACTCTTTCTATAGGTTGGCATTGGTATGAGGGTGCAACCTCCTTTTGCCGGGGTCTCTCTTCTCTTTTATGTTTTTTGCAGTAACCATTGAACTTTCCTTTGAAACCACACCTCTTACCCTTGGCTGTCAGACCACTGCATCTATTCTCTTCTGAAAAAGTTTCTTCAACTTCTAAACTATCTATGTTGTTAAGATCTTTCAATAACATATTTAGTGATACATCATATGTTTGAGAAACATGTTCCAAGAATGCTGTCAGTTTACTACTTACCCTCTCGTTGACTTCCTTTTCAATCAACTTCTCGATTTCTTCAATCATTACTTTACTGTTACTATAGGGACTTTACTTTTTATTACATTGATGTCATCACTATCGCAAGGATGAGTAATAATACACCCCCTATGATAAGTGATAGTCCCAAGGCTGTCTTGTAGAATGGTTTTTGTTCCTCGCAAGTTGTTCCATCACTCGATGGTTCATAACCATCTTCACATTCATCCAATACACAGTCAAGATTACTGTCTATAATATAACTTAAAGAATTGTCCGTATATCCTTCTTCTGGTGTGCAATAGTCACCTTCTTCTTCTTCTGTTGGGTATGCTGTGGTAGCGTCTGCGTCTGAGTCTGCGTCTGTGTCTGTGTCTGTGTCTGTGGGTGGGGCTGCGTCTCCGTCTCCGTCTCCGTCTCCGTCTCCGTCTCCGTCTCCGTCTCCGTCTCCGTCTCCGTCTCCGTCTCCGTCTCCGTCTCCGTCTCCGTCTGGGTCTGAAGGGTCATAACTGGTATCAGTTCTGAGAATTGGAATTATATAATCAGTTAAACCTGTATTAAATTCACATTTGTGACCACTAGTATAGTCATACACACTAAGCGATCTTAATGTTCCTTGAATATCACCACCTTGCAGTCCGGTGGATATTTGACCACATGTTACTCCACTATTACCCAATTGTAATGAGCTATTTGCTCCCACTTTACAAATTTCTTCTATTATATTTTCACCTAATGTATTTGGTCTTCCTTCTAAATTTGTATAGTCAATGTTACAATAGTGAAACTTTTCACTTTTTGTATCAACTACATCTTTTAAAACATTTAAATACTCTGTGGTTGGTATGTTGTATTTACATGATATATGTGGGTGTTCTAAACCTGGTGAAAATTCACCTTCATCGTTAAAACCGTTATCAACAGCTAAATTAGTATACATTTTTGTGTTTCCTAATGTTCTTAATTTAACATCATTATTACTATTTATAAAAACATTTATTTCTGGATCTCCTATATATTCAGAATTGAATTTGGGACATGCTTTAGATACTAAAGTAGGACTTCCATTTACACCCACTATTCCTCTTTCATTTATACCTAAATCATTATTTTCATCTAGCATGTTTAAACCATATACAATTTTATTACTATCTGGCTTTAACCACATTAAAGAATTAAAAAACTGGTCTGGATTATATAAAGCAAAATCATTAGTGGTATGTGATAATTTTATACCGGTATTATCTTCACCAGAAGTTGAAGCACCTGTTTTACCCTGTAATAAAAAAGATTTTTTTTTATCTTTTTCATATAATTTTAGTTGTCTTAAATTACTACCAGGATACATCTTATCATCATCAGGATCTAAAAGATGACCCTCTACAAGATCTTTAGTTTTATTCCAGTCGGCATAATCTCCGGAATCTGTAGTTATTATACCATCTGATGTCGCTCTTAATACATCTTCTATTTTTATGGTATCAGTATATCCATCTTCATCTATATCACTAATACCACTAAACCCAGCATAACCCTTTATAAGAACATGTTCTGGTTTGGGTGGGGGGTCTATATCAGAACAATCTACATTAAAATCAACATCTTCTATTTTATTAGTCCAATCTTTACCTTCTGGAAACATTTGGTGACAAACCAATGAACTAGCTTTTATATCTGTGTCTTTTTGTAATTTAATTCTTTTTTTATAGTTATTATAAGTGTTACTTGGTGTCGATTCGGATACATTTGTTTTATCGAATAACTTGTTGTATAATGCCTGATTGTATATAGGTTGTTTAAATTCAATCTTATTGCCCATTTTATTTATTACTATTATATTATAATAAATAAAATGAATAAAGGAATTTTAGTTCTCATTTTTATTTTACTGGCTGCAGCTATAGTCTTGGTTCTTTATGCAACAGGTGTCATAAAGTTTGGTGAAAAAGATGAGGACGATGACACGGGTGGTGACACAATTGGTGACACAATTGGTGACACAATTGGTGACACAATTGGTGACACAAGTGGTGACACAAGTGGTGACACAATTGGTGACACAAGTGGTGACACAAGTGGTGACACAATTGATGTTCCTATATCTCATGAACTTGCATCAGGAGATTTAGAAATTTCAGAAGACGCCGAAGAATGCACACCTTTATTCTATATAGAGCCAGAAAGATCATGTAAAGAAGAAAAACAAGCCGGAATAGGTTGGGCATGGAATCTTACAGACACCTCTAATAATTTTGCTGGACAAAGATGTAGGGATAAAGTTGGCTATTATATAGTTGATTTTGAAACACCGGCATTTCCTGGTATGGTATTTAGAAAACATGCTTCAAGATATGATACATCTGCTGGTATTAGGGCATTTGATAAACATCCATATAAAGGTAGTGTTTCATTCAATGTATTACCAATTGATAAAGATGGAAAAGCTTTAACAACAACTACATTTTCTAATCAAGCATATACGGCCGGTTCATGTGCAGCAGGAAGTGTAACAGTTGATGAATCTGAAGAAAGTGTATATGATAATTGGAATGAGAATGGAAATATTATGCATATAAAATTAGATATGAAAGGTGGTCATGAGGGTTGGGCAAAATCTGTTTGGTGGGATGGTTCGAAACATCATGAGATGTATCAAGATTATATGGGGGTAAACGGATCTGCTTGGATGTTAGTTCCGACGGCAGCATCTGCCGAAAGCGAACAAACGGGTAAAATTAGATTAGACTGTAAATTTAATCAGGCGGGTAACGTTAAATCGAAAGGTTTAGATGATATTATAAGCGAATGTCAGTCAAAAAACCCGGGTGAAACTATCGATAGAAGCACAATTTATCAATATAAACCCAATTGGGATAATAATTGTACAAATGGTAAAGCTAATTTTTTTAATTTTTCTTGCGCTAAAGCATTATAATCAATAAAAGAAGTAAGAATACACCGATCAATATCAACCATATCCCCATACCTTCGAATACACCACCTAATAAAGCCCCACCGGTTTCTCCAGCTGCTCTGGCAACTTCTCCACCGACTTCACCAACATCATTGGCAGTCTGTTTTAGAGCTTCTCTTAAATTACCTTCTTCCAGAATGAAGTTATAGATAAAGAGTGTAACTACTGCAGCAAAAGCAATTGTTGTAAGTGGATTGTTTTTCAATGATTTTAATCCATCGTTTGCCATGTCTTCTAATTTTTTCATGATACCTGGATGTTTAGCAAGTTCATCAGCTTGATTTGCAAATTTCTCAGTTTCATCTGGTGGCATATTCCGACCTGCCATCTGTTTTGCTGCTTCTTTGGAATCATTATCGTTAGCTCTAAGTGCCTGTCTAAGTCTATCCCCCATTGTCATATTTGTATTTTTTGTAATTACTGAGTTTAATAATACATCATTACTTCTAAAAGTATTGGGATTATTTTTAATAAAATTTTCAAAATTTTCAAAATGTTCACCCGCAGCCTGCCGTAATTTACCTAAATCGCCAGCCTCCATTTTTTTTATAAAATTAGTGAAATTTGAAAAATCTCCTGATCCACCTTTAGCTACACTAGCTATATTATCAATTTGATTAGACTTAGCTACATTATCTAGATTATCAGCTTGACGCAATCCACTAAGTCTACTCATTATTATTAATATTGAATATTTTTATAATTTTAAGACATAGTTTAACACGTGTTGTTAATGGATTGGTTGACTGTAGATTTATATATTTAAAACCACTTAAATCTGTTATCACCATATCTTTGGGCATTTCATCAGCCAAGAATCCCACTTGTATTGTCTTGGGTAAATTGAACATTCCAATTGCATAGTCATTCCAATAATATGAATAAATGTTTATACCAGGCGCTATAAAGTTTTCTTTTAATATGCTGATATCCTTTTTCAATCTCTTATCTGAAAATAATTTTTTTTGCCATTCTGTCAATTCGAATGGATTTGACCATTTTTTTAATTCACTTTCCGCAAACCCATCATCAGCTCTTATCGATCTTGAGAGTGTTGATCCACCAAAAAACTCTCCAACCTTTTGTCCGTATGGAATATTACATTCATTACTACCAAAGTCATAAGAAAGACCTTTTTTATCACAATATAGTTTTGGTATAAAACATGTTTCTTTACCCTGACTTATTACATATTCAAGTTTTAAGTTGTCATCAGTGATACCATTTTTTAGTTTACCACCTAAACGTGTCTCTGGGTTTTCACAAAAGTTATATATAAGTTCATTTGATCTTGCACAACCTTCTCTACCACTTGTTGTTTTTTTCCATACCAGTTGTTCTGGTGGATAATATTTCCACAATTCGTTTCTCTTATCTATACTGTTAAAGTCTCTTTTTATATATCTACCATTTGGATCAATTGATGGTTGTGATAGAGGACTTTGTCCTGACCTGAATTCACAAGCACTTTTATTTATTTTACAACGTCCACTTGTTTCATCAAATAATGTAGAACCAAGTTTAAATTTGTTTGGAATTTCACAGAGTTTTTTTAAAGCGTATTTTTCAGCTTCTTCAAAATCACTTAGCATTAATTAATAATAATAAAATTATTATAAACAAAATTATTACGACACTTATTATAATTATATTTCTAGTTCTAGATTTTTCTTGTTTTTTTTCTTTTTCTTGTTCTTGTTCTTGTTCTGTGAGATCTATATTGGTATATTCTACTTGAGTTTTTTCTATTAAATCTCTCCAATTTTCTGGATGACCTTTAATTTCTGTCATGTAATGATGAATATGATCATTGTATATTTTGAGCCATTTTTCATTAAATGTTATACTTTCTCCATTAAATGATAAAAGTAACATAAATGGCTGAAAATCAACATCTTGATTACTGAAGTTTTCAATACCATATTCCTCTTTCACTGCCTCGTCAACTGCCTTGTCTATATCTCGAGTCATTTTATTTATCATTTCTTTACTAAATATTATTTGATATCCTTTTACATCCATAATATCCCACATTAACATAGTAAGATCCCATACAAGGAGAACCACACCCACAACCGCAGCCGCAGCCCCAGCAGCGGAAGAGGCAGCCCCAACAGTAGCAGCACTACCAGTAGCACCAGCAGTACCACCAGCAGTAGCAGCAGTACCACCAGCAGTAGCACCAGCAGTAGCACCAGCAGTAGCACCAGCAGTAGCACCAGCAGTAGCACCAGCAGTAGCACCAGCAGTAGCACCAGCAGTAGAACCAGTAGTAGCAGCAGCGACGACCGCCTTTTTTCCAATGGCTATAGCTATTTTATTTGCTACAAATTTACTAATAGCAACGACTTTTGATGCGCCATATTTAGCAATCATAGCGCTATTAGAACTCGTAAGTCTTCGTAAGACCGAAACTTTTATTGCTTGTAAAGCAATTTTTAAATTTTCTATAGTTAATTTCGACATCATTAAAGATAATTTTGTCCCAGCACTAACACCAGTCCGCGCACCGGCTTTTGTGCCAGTAGAAAGAGCTGCTTTAGTAAAACTTGCTTCGACAACTTTATAAGTTGCAGCTTCTATTGCCCACTCAAGTGTCATATGCTCTATAAGGTCTGATAATACAAATGTAAGTATCATCTCCATGGCTAAATCTAAATCTTCTTCTCCTGTATCTGGTATAATACCTTCATCATTTGCCATTATTATATTGTTAACATATTATTAAATGAAATTGCCATTTACCAATAATATAGAAACTTTCATCAGAAAATATGGAGTGATCTTCACAGTTGTTGTGATGTATCAAGGACTTTTTGGTGGGTTGGCAATTTCTAACGAACCGAGTGTCCTAATGAAGTTAAATAAAAATATTATATTCAAGTTGTTTACACTCTTCGCGGTAGGATTTACTGCCACGAGGGACATAGAGACAACTCTTATAGGTATGTTTTTATTCATAGTCATCTTACACCTATTGAGGACACCCGAAGAAAGAAAAAATATAACATTTAAAAATATTATATAGATATAATAATGAGTGCAGTCGCAATTGTTGTAATTGTTTTAGTATTGTTTTTGGCTATTGGGGGGTTCTTCTTCTATAGGGGTTATATGGTTGGAACCACTCAAGAACATACAGCCAATGGTTTAACTATAGTTGTAAGTAAGAAGTGGTTCAGTGACTATACCCTAAATATCGACGGTGAGGACATCGATTTTACAGCCGAGTCTCCCGATGAAATTGATAGTCAAACTGCCACGTACTCAAGTGACTCAGTAACTTTCGGAAATACGACCATAGACTTCAATTCATCAACAGGTCTTGTTGATATCACTGTTACCGGCGAAACCACCACGACTACCACGACACTCAATGCAGTAAATGGTCAGTTTGTTGGAAATAGTTCAAATGTTTACAATTATAAATTGGAAAATAGTGTCCTAACAATTGAAGGAATTACCATCACCTTTGCAAAGTCAGCCTCAGCACCCGAAGTAGTCACAGCTGCCGGTAGCCCAACAACTATCAATGGTGAGACTGTCAGTTATACACCTGATTCAAATGTTCTTAATGTTGATGGAGTTACAGTAACATATGACAGCGCCAATAGTATGATAAAGGTTCAGACTGAACCAATGGCTAGCACAAACCCCGTCGTTACAACCCCAGCCCCTTCAGTCACAACTAAAATACTAACACTAACAACTGATGATGATAATCATATAATAACTATAACAACAGAAGATGGTGTTATAATCAAAGAAGGAGGAATTACTGTAGAGGATCAAAATGTTGCTAATAATACAATAAATGTTGAAGAATTTACTGATTCAACAACAACTTTAGATAACGATACTTATTATACTTTTGAGGATAGTCTTGGAAATATTTTAATTTTCAAGGGCGATAATACCGAAGTATTTTATAAATATGATGCGACTAATGAGATATTAAGTGAAGTTCAATTACCTACTACACCATCTCTTGGAGAATCCTGTTCTTTAACAGAAGCTGTGAAATATTATTTGACTGACCCGGACAATTTAACATTCCCTACAGCTGGATCTTTATTTGTAATTAATGGTAATTCTAAGTGTGTCACAAAAAAAATATACAGTGCCGTTATTGATAATGTTACTGGTAAACAATTAAAATTTGTTACCTTAAATAATAAATTTGAAGAAGCTTACATATACATACAAGATTCAAGTTCTACTGATATCATTTTTTATGATAATATAACTTACCCAGATTACGAAATTGGGTCTTGGGCTTGTTATAATGACGGTTCATCAACAGAATATATAATATTTAAAACAGATTCTGATGGAGATATTGAAAATCTTTTTAAGATTGATTTAGGTGTTACACCTCCATTACTAGAGGCTGTAGAAATTAAGACAACAAATCCTGATCTTTGTGAATATGAACAAGCAGTTGTTGACGCAATTATTGGTAGTAGTAGTATACCACATGATTCAACTTTAACTTATATGATCGATAGTGGTGGTAAGTGTATAGAGGAACCGAGCCCTTCTTCTTAAGACTAAATGGATCCTTGGTATTTCTTAGATGTTAACATTGATGAAATGGATGTCTCCAACCTAACAGAGTTACCAAGTGGATCATGGGTATTGACATGTGAAAATAATTCAACATTCAAAAGAAATAAAATATTAAAAAAAATAATTTACGACAATTCCAAAAAACTTTTTGAAATAACAACTGAAGATAATTTATATATTTATGAGATGGTCATCGAACAAAAAACATGTTTGTTTGATAGATAAGATCATATTGCCCTATAAGTAAAATGAACGTCTACAGATTCCCCATAAAGTTGGAGTCTCTTTTAGGTGGTCTCCCACCTAAAGCAGACATCATAGAAGATCTCTATGACTATCGTAAGATGTCTCAGACACTTACTAGATATGCATCCTATTTGATAGGAGCGGTAGTATCCACTAATGATACCAAGGGTTTTGATTTGGTTAAAGAGGGTCAGTATATAGAGGCCAAGAAGTTGAGTTTGAAGTATGGTTTGGATATAGCCCTGAGTAGGGATGTTGGTAATGGGAGGAAGGTGACACCCGAAAATGTTCAATTTTCTTTGGATAAAAACTCTTTCTATATATTTTACAACATTTCTAATCATGATGAAGAAAATCTCTATTGTAATATTTTTGAGATTCCAAAAGAGATTTTGGTGGAGTTTGGAATTAATGCCAACAAACACAAGATGACTTATAATCAGTTCAGGGAACAAGTTTTAAGGTATAGTGGTGACAAGACCATTTACACTTTCACCGAAAACCCTTTTACGAGCGAACTCGGCAAAGTCGGGGTTAATTTCAATCCCAGTTCCTCTGACTATTCCAATATCTTTTGCGGCCGTTAGGGTTGTTCCAGACCCCAAAAATGGATCTAGAACATTTGTTGCTCCTGATAATTTCAGACATCTTTTAACAAGTTCATCAGGGTATGAAGCAGGATGTTTTCCTCTTTCTTCTTTTGATTGAATTGTTTTATATGGTATGAACCAATTATTTCCTCTACATCTTTTATCTTCCTTTACTTCACCAGTTTTGTTAACCTTTTTATTTCTCTCATTGAGATTGGATTTATACATGTATGGAACTCCTATACTTTTCCTGAAGACTTCTACATTACCAGTTTTGGTGAAATGGTAAACATTTTCATTTGTAACATTTACAAATCTTTTTGAGTTTATTGGTTTGAAGTGACCATGAGAGATGTCATCTATTGAAATATTTTTGACCCATGTAAAATTATTTTGTAAAACAAAAATACTTCTGAGTTGTTGTGCAACATCCATGTGGATCCATGGATCTATGTTTGTGTATCCAATATTTATGAAAAGAGAACCATTATCTGTTAGAACTCTTTTACATTCTGTGAATACATCGAGGATCCATTGGAGATAGTCCTTCCTTAATTTTTTATCATTTACCTTTTCTCCATAGTCTATACCAATGTTATAGGGTGGTGAGGTGATGATACAATCAAATGTTTTTTCTTCCAACCTTTTGAGTTCAACTATAACATCACCCTCTATGATATTCATACTTGATATGACTACGTTTGATTTTTTTAATTGGTCGGTCAAAAAATGTGTCCAGACTGGACTCAAGAAATGTCTGTGGGAGTGTTATAGCAAACATGGTGACCGAACCCGAGAACCCTTGGCAGGCTATTCACTTTCGTGAACACCGGAAGCACTTGTCAGATTTTGTTGAAAAGAAAATTTTACCTTGTCTAGAGGAGCTACCTTCAAATCATGTAGTCGTCAGAGCGCCTGTCAAGTCTGGTAAACGTCAGATGGTAGAATTCATTTCCGTGATTCTTTCTGACTATCACCATTGCTTTGTGAGTGCCTTTCATAGAAAGGCTGATGAAAGACAGCGTGAAGAGATGCATAAATATAATATAAAAGTGTTCTCTCGCTTGAGTGAGAAGTGTGCGGATGATCTCCAAGCTTTTGCTGAGACGGCTTTGAATAGTAAACCTATAATGATCCATTTGGACGAGTGTGACTATGGAAGTGGTGATGATCAGGGACTTTCCAAGGTTTGGGAATGGGCCAAAGATAACCCCGCAATAAAAATAATTCTTTACAGTGCCACACCGTCTGAAACACATGTCGGTATAGTTGAGAAATTTCCTGGTTCATCTTTACTTCCATTGGAATATGCGAATGTATCATCAAATGGTGATATGGTTGTCACTTGCATTTCTTATGAACCACCCCCGGAGTTTAATGGCCCTAAAAAATTTTTGAAAGAAAATCTTGTAGAAGACGCTACACCATTTTTCAATGATCGCACATATAAACTGACTGAACAAGGTGATAAAATATGGTCAGAGTTTATTGAAAATTTCAAAATTAATCCTAAAAGAGGGGTTTTTGTGCTACGCCTTTGTGGAGGAAAAAAATTAGAAGATAAACCCTTTGACAAGTTCATAAGAAATATTGACATCATAGAAGATCTCCATAAATATGGAGAGATTGTTGTCAGGGTTGCTACATCCAACCCAGAAAAATTTAAGGGGCTAATTTCGAAAAAGGTGTCACTCCACTTAGATGAAGAAATAAAGTGGAGTTATAGACGTTATTGGGACGATAATGTCAATACAAATAAGCCAACATTGATTGTGTTAGATCAGACTTCTACTCGATCAACTGAGTGGAAGTGTCATGATCGAGTTTATGCATATCATGATTTCAGAAAAACAATTAACTTTTCTGTCCTCTCTCAGGCTCAAGAGAGAGTGAACCACTACATTGGTTCAGATTATTCTGAGTTTCAACCAATAAAAGTCTATGGTTCTAAAAAGGTTTGGGAATTATCTGCCGGACTCATAAACTACACACAATTCATGAATGGTGAATGGCGTATGAGGAAAATTAATAATACTGAACCACCTTATTTCAAGATTCATAAATCTAATGATACGAGTCAGCGCCACTCGCAATATTCTGGGAATTACTCCGAAGAGGAGGCTTTAGAAATCCTTGCTATTTTGGGTTGTGGTATAACCGAAAAACCAAAACTTTCCTCTAGACTTGGAGGACATATAAAAGAAGATATTATTATAATGTCAAAATTTATTCCTTGTGGACCACAAACATTTCATCAAGCAAAAACTCAAGTTCCTGAGTGGGTTGGAAGGGGTATGAGAAATCCTTTTACAGACAAAAACAATATAAACGAAGATGGAACATTTAATGGTTATATCAGGGGAAAGAAAAAACCCTTCTCAAATGATGAGATTGAAGCTGATAGACGTTGGGGAATTAACAAAAAGAGCACTAAACGTTGCACCATATGCTATGATAATGGTGTTTTAGGTGTAAACATTAGATGGATAACAGAAGATAGTGAAACCATAAATAATTTGAAAACCAATTCGTCTATGTATGGAGTTGAAAGGAGTCCCTAAAAAACAAAGATCTTTGGAAGTTGACCATGTCTTTTTAAAAAGGTCTCTGATTGAAAAAACGTGTCAGAGGGTTACTCAAGAAAGACCTGTGGGATAGGTATAGAAAGCCACCATGGAGGGATTGCTTAAGGAGATCCGATTGAGCGCAGAGACC